CCCAAATTAGCGAGAATCGGGTTGGACAAGGGGGGTATACTGGGAAAGGTTACAAAAAAGTGGGGATTCAATGACAAATCGTTTGCCACCAGAATTGCATCTGGTACATGGAACAAAAGCAGAACATAAAGCTCTGCCATTGCCGGAAAAAGTTCGGTTGCGTGTGCCGCAAGCGGATTGGTTGGATAACCCGCAAGCATGGAATCGCGCAGTGTTTATCAAGGAAACCAGCGACTTTCTTTGGGACACTTATGGCATTGGGTCAGACCAAGACAAACACGTTCTTGCCGCGCTTGCCAGCCAAATTGAAATCTACATTAAATGTTGGGACGGTGTCCAGAAAAAAGGAATATTGACTGTGTTTAATAATGGCGCAACTGTCGGGCCAAACCCTTTTTTGACTGCTGGCGACAAAGCCTTGTCCAGAGCCATTGTGCTTATGAATGAATTAGGGCTAACCCCAAGAGGTCGGCTTGCTGGCAAAGGCAGTGAAGGCGGCAAATATTCTAAATTGCTCAACGGCCCATGAATTACGAAGATGGCATCCTATATGCCGTAAATGTTGCCAAAGGTGAAATTGTTGTTGGCAAATTGATTCGCTTGGCTTGCCAACGATTTTTGAATCAACTGGAAGATAGAGCTTGGGCTTGGGAATTCCACATTAAATATGTGGAACATTTCTTGGAATTTGTTTCTACGTTAAAGCACACAAAAGGCCCGGACGCTGGAAAGCCTTTGATACTTGAGCCATTTCAAATATTTATTATTTGCGCCATTTATGGATTCCGCAGTAAAAAAAATCCATTGGTGCGGATGGTTACAGATGTCATTGTGTTTATTCCGCGCAAAGCTGGCAAGTCCACACTTACTGCGGCAATCGCTTTATACGAGCTTCAATGGGGTGAAGCTGGCGCTGAGGTATATACCCTTGCCACCAACCGCGACCAAGCCAGTATCGTGTTTCATGCCGCTTGTGGCTTTGTAGAAAATATGCCATCTGATGTGGCGGCACTGTACAACCCAAGCCGATACCAAATCACCAAAACAGGCGATAGTCAATCTATCTTCAAAGCATTAAGCAGGGACACCAAAAAATCAGGCGATGGCATGAATCCATCTTGTGTAATTATTGATGAAGCCGCGCAAATTGTGGACAGAAATGCCATTGAGGTTTTGCATTCCGGTATGGTTGCCAGACAAAACCCATTGCGGGTATACATTACCACCGCCAGTTTCACCAAAGAAACCAAATTTTATGAAGACATGACCATGCTGGAAACCATGCTCATGGGCGAAGCAACGGACAATCCGCGCTGGTTTGGCTTGCTGTTTAGTCTTGATGCGCTGGATGATTGGCGTAATCCCAAAGTCTGGGCAAAAGCTAATCCAATGCATGGCATCAGTGTCTTTGAAGAAGCTATTGCAATGAGGGCAGAGGAAGCCAAGCATAAGCCAGCCGCGCTTAATGAGTTTCTTTGCAAAACACTCAATATTTATGTCAGTGCAAATTCTGCTTGGGTTGACCGCGCATATTGGGATGACTCTAAAGCGTTGATTGTGGCGGCAACACGCGAACCAGAAGCGGTGTTTATTGGGTTTGACTTGGCGGCGGTACGCGATTTAAATGCAGTTTGCACGTTAAAAAGATATGATGAAAATGATTATGAAGCAGAATTTAAGTTTTTTATGCCAGAAGAAGGATATGCGTTAATTCCCAAACATTACGCTGATATTTTTAGAGTTGCACGACAAGCAGGAATTTTGCAAGTCACGCCCGGCAATGTCATTGACGACAGAGAAATCAGTGATTACATCTTGAGTCAATACTCTTTGTATGGCAACTGCAAAGAAATTGGATATGACGCATACAATGCGGCAAGTTTGGTCGCAAGATTGCATGACGGTGGATTACCTGTGAAAAAAGTTGGGCAAGGTATGTCCGTTCTAAGCGCACCAAGCAAACACGTTGAAAAATTAATCATGAATTACAAAATTAAACATGACGGCAATCCTTTTCTTGGCTGGCAACTTGGTAACTGTGAAGTCTATGAAGATGTCAATGGTAATGTGAAAGTACGCAAAAATGAAGCTGACAAATCTGCAAAAGTTGATGGCATAATCGCTTTAATCATTGCAACGCATTGTTCTTTAGATAATCCAGTGCAAAGTGGTTTTGGTTTCCGTACTTTTTAAAGGAAAATCATGGGAATTTTAGATAGATTCATAGGAAAAGGTAAGAATTCAAAGGAATCCAATACATTATTTGGACAAACGGCACTTGGTAACAATATCGTTTATCAAGGCAACAATAAGAATGCGACAGTAAATACGCAGATTTTGTACGTCACAACGGCGAGCAGTACAAATGCAGGGCGACCAGTTGACACATCACTGCTCACACGCAACAGCACAGTAATGTCTTGCGTGGGCGCAAAGGCAAGGGCAATGTCCCAACTGCCAATTAACATCATGGCATTGGCTGAAGATGGCACATACGTCAACGCATTGACTGACCCGTCAGTGGGTGTACGCGACAAAATTAAAGCCAAACAAGTTTATTCATTGTTGGCAACGCCAAACAATTTTCAGAGTGCTTACGAATACTGGTATCAGTGGATGATGTGGCACGAACTGCTTGGCGAAGCGTTCACGCTGTGGTGGAGAAAAGACCAAGCAGACCCAACGCAAACACCGTTGGAAATGTACGAACTGGACAGCACGTTAATTGCGGTCACCATCACGCCCACACGTTATCCAAGCTATCGCCTGTCAACGCCAAGCTACGGCTTTAACAAAGAAGAACCACTGGCGGCGCATCAAGTTATGCACTGCAAAGACATGGCATGGCAAGGTTCGGCTGGTTTCAACAAAGGCATATTGGCGGCTGAACTGGTTGGCCTTGACCAAGACATTGACCTGTATGCCAATTACGTCATGCTCAACGGCGCAAAGCCAAGCGGAATGTTTATCACTGAGAATGTGATTCCAGATGCCAAGTACAAAGAAATTTCCGCACGACTGAAAGAAGCGTGGTCAAGCATGGTAGGCAGTCAACAGACTGACAAAAGCAAGCCGGGTCAAGGTATGTTGCTTGACCAAGGCATGAAGTACGAGCCGCTGAAAATGTTAAGTTTGCAAGACACTGACCTTGCCAACCTGAAGATGCAGACCATGAAACGCATTTGTGGTTTGTACGGCGTACCACCCGCAATGCTTCACATTGGCGACCAGAAATATAACAACACGCAGACCATGCTGGATGAGTTTTACAAATCCACCATGTACCCGATAATTGTTAACGTACAGCAGAAACTCAAGGCATCGCTGTTCAAGGGTTACCCGAATCTGTGCGTGCAATTTGATACACAAGATTTTCTCAAGGGCGCACCACTTGACCAGATGAATTATGTGGTCGCTGGTGTTAACGCTGGTATCATGACCGCCAATGAAGGGCGTGAATACTTGGGCAAAGCAAACATAGATGGCGGCGATGAGTTGCAAAAATCCGGTGGCAAAGCAGACCAAATGCCCGGTTCAAGCCCACAAGACACCGGAGGCGGTGGCGGCAATCAAACCAAGAAGATGAACATTGGCAAATAAAATGACTACCATTTTCCAAAAAGTGGTAGGATTATTGCAAGATTACAAACCTAGAGGGAAACCGCTTCGCGGTAGACCGCCCAAAACAATACAAGACATTGACCGAAAAAAAGTCGATGAGGTAATTCATGACAAAAAACTTGATGATGGTTTGCGAAGCGAAACTGGTGACAGAAGCACCGGACGCAAACAAAGAACCAACTGGCAAGATTGAAGCGCGAGTCACCACATGGGGCGCACGTGAAGGCGCAGATGGTCGTAAGTTCAATTATCAGCCCGAAGGCTTTATGGATTGGGCAAAGTCATTCAGCACAGAAGGCAAACCATTGCCGATGTTTTTGAATCACGCCGCTGATTCAATGCCTGTTGGCGAATGGCATTCATTTGAGTTTGACGATGATGGCATGACCGCATCTGGTCGCCTGTACATGAACACCACTTCTGGTTCTGACCTGTATCAAATCATGACCGAGTCGCCCAATATGTTTGGCGGTGTTTCAGTCGGCGCATACGCTGAACAATATCAATGGGTCAAAGAAGATGGCACACCCATGACTATTGGCAGTGATGACCCTTATGAAGATGGTTATTTCCAAATCACCAAAGGCGGCTTGCGTGAAGTCAGCGTGGTGATGTACCCGAACAACCCACAAGCAGAAGTTTCTAAGCTGGAATATTTCCGCGAAGATGGTTCTGCCAATTTAAAGAATTTGGAAAAGGCTCTGCGCGAAGCAGGGATTTCCAAAAAAGATGCGGTCACTTCCGCATCTGTATTCAAGAAAGTTTTGGAATTGCGTGAAGTAATCCAAACACCTATTGAAACTGCGCCACAACTGAGTGAGTCCGATGTGGATGTGACCGAAGCTGACATTCTTGCCGCACTTGAAATGCGCGAATTGTCTAAATCCCTAGATAAACGACTGAAAGGTTAATCATGTCCCAAGCAATCATTGAGAAGCTGGACGCTATCGAAGCTAAACAAATCGAAGCGGTATCAGCAGTAGAAGCAAAAATTCCTGAAGCTATTGCCGCTGTGCAAGCTGAAATGGCTGAAAAGTTTTCAGCCTTTGAAGCAAAACTGGCAACCGTTCAAGCACCAGCAATCATCCGCGCACCAGCTAAAACTGTTCGCAGTGATGTCAACCGTGCTGTGAAAGAACAAATTGCCGCCTATTACAAAAATGGTCGTGCAGTTGAAAAAGAACTGAAGATGTTTGAAGACGAAAGCCAGTATGACGCATACTTGCGCGAAGCCTCTGCATTGACTGCTGGCGGTAACAACCAAGGTGGTCGTACAGGCTATGACCCAACATTTGTTGCTCTGCGTCTGGCTAACCCTATGCGTGGCATTTCCCGCACTGTTGCTACTGATGGTTCTTCTTATCAGTTCCGCATCAAAACGGGCAACGCTGGCGCGGCTTGGGGATATACCATCCAGAACAACGGCGCAACCACAACTGAAGACACTTCAATTTGGCAACTCGTTTTGCAAGATTTGAACGTCCAATTCCCAATTCGTACAGCCGCGCTGGACGACATTGACGGTTTGGAAGCAAACGTGGTCGATGATATGTTGGTCGAGTTCTCACAGAGCGAAGCCCTGTCAATGGTGCAAAACAATGACCAAGCGGCACAGTCTGGCACTAACCCCTACGGCGGCACAAACGGCTTGCGTGGTCTTGACCAATACGCTGGTTCAAATGCTACTTACACAGGCGGCACAAGTTCTGTTGCGGCTTTGGGTACATCAGGCACAGGTTCAACCACAGGCTTGCACAGCTTGGCAACCTATGACCAGTTGACATCCAACGTGAACACTGTTGGCTTGAACAACATTGCATACAAAGACGTTATCAACCTCATCTACGCACTGCCACAGCAATATTGGACACCGAACACCAAGTTCATGGTCAATCCACTTTTGGCTCAAGCAATTCGTGGCTTGCAGGACACCAACGGTCGTCCAATTTTCAATTCAATAGAATCATTCCAACCAGATGGCATCATTGGTCAACTGTTGGGCTTTGATGTTGTAATGAACAAGTACTTGGACAATCCATTCCAAGCCACCACAGGCTCTGCTGGCACAAACAGTCTCTATCCAATGTACTTTGCTGATTGGAGTCGCTTCCACACCATCGTAGACCGTTTGAATATGGTTATGCGTCGCTACGACCAGACAGCCCCCGGATTTATCACGTTCTATGGTGAAAAGCGTTTGGCTACATCTGTGCGTGACCCAAATGCGGGTGTGCGTTATCGCTCTACTGGCACATCAACCTGATTGTTGCCTTTGGTGGGGGCTTCGGCCTCCACCTTTTTTTCTGCAACCTTATTTGGAAAAACCATGAGCATCACTGAACGAATCCTGACAGGCATTAAACAGACTTTGGAAACAGGCGACAAAATCAATATTGATTTGCGCGAAGCATCTGCCCTTACAGGTTCAGGCAGTAATGTTGGTGGACGCACATTATTTGATGACGCATTTGCGGCATTGCGTTTTGCAAACCCTATTCGCCAAGCGGCAAGAACTGTTGTTCGCTCTGGGCAAAGTGCTGTGCAATTTGTTGCCAAAACAGGTAACGCAACTACTGTTGCAAACCCTTGGGGTTACACGTTTACGCCTGACAGCGGAACACCCAACACAGACACAAGCATTTGGCAGTTGCCTACTCGCGTAATTACGGCACAGTTGCCTATTCGTTCTGCGGTGCTGACAGATGTAAATTATTTAGATGAAACTTTGGTTGAAGATTTGGCGGCTGAGTTTGGTGCGGCTGAAGCTGAATCCATGATTATCAATAACGACCAAGCTGGCTCAACCACCACCACAACAGGCGCAACTAATGGCTTGCGCGGTTTAAATATGTACACGACTGCATCAGCTTCTGCTCTTGGCACAAGTGGTACAGCAATTACAAACGGCATTCACAGCATTGCTACTGTGAGTCAAGCGGGTGCGGCTATTGCTTACGGTGACATTACCGACATGGCGCGGTTGTTCCCTGCACAATATTGGACATTGCCCGGCACGGCATGGATGGCGCATCCACAGACTATCCACAATTTGCGTAATCTGGGCGGCGCGGCAATCAAGCAATTCCCTGAAGTTGGTAATGGCGATGGCGGCGCAGTTGTGTATATCTTTGGATTCCCTGTAATTCCAAACCCATATATGCAACTTGTCGGCAATGGCAACTTCAGTTTGTACCTTGCAAATTGGCCTCGCTTTGTGACCATTGCTGATGTGGAAGAAATGACCATTCAGGCGTTTGACCAGACACAGCCCGGTTTCATAACCCTGTACGGCGAAAAGCGTCTTGCAAGTACCGTGCGCGACCCATTTGCTGGCATCCGCTTGGTTGGTGTCTAACCATGCCTGTTGACCAACTTGGCTATTTAAACATCGGTGCGCCGACCCGCAATCCATTCAACTACGAAAAGTTTGAACAGATTGCGCGGGACAACGCTACCGCATGGCTGACGTTGGCTGAGATACGTCAACAAATAAACTTGTTTGGTGACACAAGTCAAGACACATACCTGAGCAGTCTGGAATTGGCAACTCGCCAAGCCATTGAAGATTATTTAGGCATGAGCATTTTTGCCACAAGCTATCGGGTGTATTACAACTCTGCAAGTTTGTACGGCACACCTTTATCTTTGGATTTGCCAGAGGTATCGCAGAACAATTCCACTCCAGCAAGCGGCGTGACCATCACAAATGTTAAGTATTACAACGATGCCACACCGCCTGTTTTAACGACTGTTGACCCTGCAACGTACTATTACGACAACTCAGGCAACAAAGTAGTCTTGCAGACGCTTCCAAGCGACCTGAACAGCAATATGACCAGCCCTGTGTCATGCGAATATGTCGCACCCGCTAACCCGATTGCCGCATATCAAGTTATCAAGCAAGCTGGATTGCTGTTGTTCACGCACCTGTACAACAATCGCAGTGATACAACCGATGGCAATTCAAAGCCGATTCCTTTTGGCGTGGCTACATTGCTTCGCCCATATAAGCCATTGGTGATGTGACATGGCAATCGCACGATTTGAAAACATTGCGGTTAACACTTTGTCGTTTAGCGCAAGTGACTTTGGCGAACAAAGCACAACGCAAGCGGTTTGGTTCAGTACTCGCGCAAGGGTTCATTCCGTGGCAAATCATGTAAAGATTGCCGACAAGTACCGTGTGTATTCAGACATTGTGCAAATGACTTTAAATTACACGCCCAATTTGAAAACCATTATTGATAATCAAAATGCTTATTCAATTACTTGGCGCGGTTTTGATTGGCGAATTGACAATGTGCGCGAAGCGGATGACCGCATGACCGCCATGCTAATGTGTGTACGCAATGACCCTGTGGTGGCTGTCTAATGGCTACACAACAGAATCCAGTTCAATATGCCAAAGCCATTCAGTACCAACTGAACAGCATTGTCACGCCTGTGCCTGTGTACGCGACCTTTAACCGAAACTTTGCGATTGAGCCGAAGTTTGTAACTTGGATGTTAAGAAATGTTCACCAAGAAGTATTTACTGGACAAACTCAATCAAATAAAAGCATTGACCGTCCGACTTTTCAAATCAGTATTTTTACGCAAGTCATAGAAGATGGTTTCACAATTTCCAACCAGATACTACAATCCTTGCATGGGTTTAGTGGTTTGTTTGGCGGCGCGACCAATGGCTTTTGGATTGCCAAAGCAGATGTCATGTGGCTTTCCAACAGCTACGACAATGAAAACAAACTGGCAGAAGTCTTTTTAGACTGTACGCTCGACATTCCAACATAAGACAAGTTCAGCAATCAATCGGAAGGAAACGAAATGCCTTTACCAACGAAAGTCTTGCCGGGGTTTGTAGCCTCGTTTTATGTGCAACCAAGCGCAACACCAACACCATTGACCACCGCACAACTGTCGTTGATTGCAAGCGTTTCACCGCTTACTATTACTGGCAATCTGTTGCAAGTGGAAGCTGTGCCTGTCTTTGGTCAGGATGACGCAGTCGCTACATTCGGTGTTGCTGGTTCACGCCAATCAGACAAGTTGCCGACACAAAGCGCACCTACTTCAATGACAATTACTGTTGCTTGGAATCCTAGCGATTCAGTGCTGTTGCTGGTACGCGCAGACGCATATAGCGGCCTCATAGACCGTACATATATTGTTCAAGCTACCGATGGCACAGGCACAGTCAATTACGCCTTTAACGCTCGCGCAGGGCAATTCCAAATTGATTCGCAACCGGGTGCAGAAGCAAAAGCAATTTTCACTTTGCATCCCCGTGGCAATCAGTATGGTTGGACAAACACCGCTTAATCAGGAGAATCAAACATGGCATTACCATCAAAAGTTTTACCCGGCTTTGTCGCATCATTCTGGATGCAGACATCAGCCGCACCATTCACCACTGCAAACTTGGCAGTCTGGACGGCGCAAGTTGCAACGCTGGTCGGCACATCCGCTGGCGGCACGGGCGCATCAGGCACAGCCTTGGCAACGATTGAGGCAGTCCCTGTCTTTGGTCAGGATGACGCTGTTGCCAGCTTTATGGTTGCTGGCTCACGCCAAAGCGACAAAATCCCAACGCAATCTGCACCGACATCCATGACCATCACTGCGGCATGGAATCCATCTGATGCTGGTTTGTTGTTGATTCGTGCTGACGCTTATTCTGGTTTGATTGACCGGACTTATGTGATTGCGGCTTACGATGGAACGAACACTGTGGCTTATGCTTTTAATGGTCGTGTTGGTCAATTCCAAATTGACTCACAGCCCGGCGCAGAAGCCAAGGCTGTGTTCACCATCCATCCTCGCGGCAACCAATACGGCTGGAGTAACACTTGATGAAAGTCGCTGACGCTGTTGAAGTGTTGGCGACTACTTACCAATCATTAGATGCAGTGGCACAAGGGTTGGAAGTAAAGGCCAGTGAAGTTGCTACTGCGCTTGCAAAAGCAAAGCCTGACACCGTGGAGTTTGTTTGTTTAACGATACTTGCACGATACAACCCTGTGACAACGCAAGTTGCAACACCTGAACCAATAGAATAAACATGACAGACACGACAATACAAAACACTGCTGACTTGCTAAGTTTTCTTGTTCAACAAGCAGATACCCGCAAGGATTGGTTTGGGTTCACACAGCAAAAGATGACTGCCGTAAGCCTCGCTCATGAGATTGCGGCGCGTCATGCTGACAAGATGACACCAGAAGAAGTGGTGGAGTACGCTAAAGAATTAAATGAGTTGCTGTTTCACCGATTGATAAAGCCCGGTGCTTGGAGAATATGACATGACAATCGCATCAAAATTAGGTGCTGAATATGAAAATATTCGCGCCGCATCAAAATTCAAAACAATTACAGTTGATTTAAACGACATTAAATTTGAATTAAAAGTAAGGATTCCCGTTAAGCGGGAAATGGAAGCAATCACTTCCTCTGTAACCAAGCCCGATGAAGCGACTGTACAAAAAATCTATGATGAATTTTCTGCGCCAATTCGCAAGACGCTTGAAGAAGCAGACCCTGAGTTTTTGGAAACCATAAACAAAGACAAAGAAAAAATCAGGATTACTGATAACGATTTAATTGTTGATGGTAATTCTGTGCGGCATATAGCCCAAATGACTGCAACATGGCAAATGCAAGTTGAAAAATATTTTTCTTTACTGCATTCAGTTACTGGCGAACCAATCACAGAATCCTATGATGAGATTGCAGAAGAATTTCCAGAAGTAATCATTCGGGAAATTGTTGCCAAGATTGATGAAGCAATCAGGCCAAACTACAAAGAGACAAAAAAAAACTAAGGCGGTCGCTTAGAACACAAGTCAAAGCGGCAATGATTTTTAATGGGCATTTGCCAGAAACCATTGACAAAATTGATGAGGAAACATTTAGCGAAATATGCGTGATGTTTGCGGATGGAATATTGGGAAACAAAGGTACGTTTGATGCGTTAACCCCAATCACAACGGCTTTGTTTAATTACATCAGGCCAGCAAATTCACCTACATATAAAGCTAACCAGATTTTTCCTTGGATAGTAGAATATGAAAAAAATCCAGACTTAGAACCACCAGAAAAAGACAAAGCCAACGATGCTTTGCTGTTGTTCATGACGCAAGCACCGGGTTTCACGATGGAGAAAGTAAATGGCATACAGCGCAACGTGGCAAGTTGAAGGCTTTAAAGAATTGTTGACAACCTTGGATGCCATTAAAGAAGAAATTGGCAAAGGGAAAACTGACAAAATTTATCGCAATGCCATGAAAGCCGCTATGCAACCGATATTGGATGCCGCAAAAGAATTTGCGCCTGAAGATACAGGTCAACTGCGTGAACATATCTACATGAAAGTTCACCGCCCACAGCGCAGAGATAAAAACGGCAAATATTTTGACGGCGAAGTTTACATGGGGCGTATATCGGTTAACCCTGTTCGCGCTGAATCACAACTGCATCACATCGTAAACAAGCGCGGCAAGATTCAATCTGTTTGGCGCAACAAAAAACCTGTGGCATTGTCGCAAGAATTTGGAAATGCTCACACACCGAAGCACGGGTTCTTGCGTAGGGCATTGGAAGCGCGAGGCCGTAATGCTGTAAGCATTCTAGAAATGTCGCTTAAGACAAGCATTGACGAATACGCTCGTTCTGTTGCGCGTGGCTATCAATTTAAGGTGAAATAAATGGCAACGATTGGCTCATTATCAGTAAAGCTAGGGCTGGTCACGCTTGAGTGGGATAAAGCCACTGACAAAGCAAAAGCCCAAGCTATTGCATTGCAGAATCAATTTAATTCATTGGGCAATGGCGTAAAGAATTTATCAGAAAGATTTAATCAGATTGCGGCTACTGGTGGCATTGTTGCTTTGGGTGCATTGACTCGCAATGCTATTCAGTTGACTGATGAAGTAGATGACTTGTCAAAGAGCTTTGGCTTGTCTATAGAAGAAATTTTGCAATTTCGTTCTGCCTTAGTTGATGCTGGCGGTAAAGCCGATGGCGCGGCAAAGATTTTGCAGACGATGTTTTCAAAGATTGAAGACGCACAAAGCGGGTCAGACAAAACCGTTGCAATGTTTGAAAAACTTGGCATCAGCCTTGACGAGCTTAAACAAATGCAACCGGGCGAAGCAATTCAAAAAATTGCAGACGGCTTTGGAAATCTAAGCAACCAATTTGAAAAGACAAAGTTCATTAAAGAATTCTTTGGCAAAGGCGGCATTGGCTTAACTGTTGAAGAATTGAGCAAAGCATTAAAAACAAATGCTGACCAATTCAAAGGAACAGCCGATAGCATTCGCACGGTTGGTCAAGTTTCTGATACTTTAAAACACAACATTGAAAATTTAACTATTGCGTTTACAAATTTAATTGCCCCATTTAGCCAAGGCGGTGTTTTAAGCATCAAAGAATTTGAAGGAATTCTTAAAGGTATTGCGGCTGGCGCAATTACTTTCCAAGTCTTGAAAATGGCTGAAGCATTTGTGGCTGTGGCTACAGCTTTGAGGGCGGCGGCGGCGGCAGGGGCAATCTTTAACGTGACTGCTGGCGGGTTTAATCCAACCGGATTGGCGTTGAAGGTTGCGGCTTTGGGCATTGGTTATTTGGTTTATCAAGGCGCATCAAAAACAAAAGACATGGGCGTGACTGCTGATGTGTTGGAAAAATCAGATGCTAAAGATAAAGCCGAAGAACAAGCGTTCAAAGATTTGCAAGCTAAAAGAAAAGCCGATGCAGAAGGAAAAGCCGCAACCGCATCAAAAGAAGCAGAACAAAAACGTATTGCTGTTGCACTTGCAAATGCTCAATTTGACATAGAAAAAAAGAGATATGCAGTTGAAGCGCAATCGGCTGACCTTGGTGAACACGCAACATCATTTAAGTTAATTGAGCTTCAAACCGCAGAAAAAATTCTTGCAATCAATGCCCAACGTAAAGACCAGTTAGAAGCTCAAAAAGACGGCACAAAAGAATTAAAAGACAAAATCAATGCGCTTGCAGACATTGACGTTAAACGAGCAAAAGCATCTGAAAACGCGCAAAAAGCCGCAATTGCTCGCGCTGAAGAAGTTGCCGCCATTGAACGTAAAGCCCAAGAAGCATCAAGAAATTATGCAGATATGGCGCAATCTAATCAAGAATATGCTGATTATGTTGCCATGACTCAACAAGCCGCATATCAAATTAAACAGCAATATGACGCGCAATTAAGAAATGAAGAATTGGTTAAATCCAGATTGGAATACGAACAAAAAATTCTGTATCAATCACAAGATGACCAAAAATATCTTTTGAAAAGATATGACATAGAAGCACAGATTACTGAATTCAAGCGTCAACAAAAAGAATTGAATGTGCCTGAAGGCTTGGCAAACACTAGGGCTGAAGCATTGCAAAAAGTTCTAGATAAACAACTGGAAATAACTGAACAAACAGAATTGCACCAGCGGTCATTTACTTATGGCTGGAAACAAGCATACGAGCAATATATGTATGACGCAACCAATGCCGCAAGGATTGCTGGAGATGCTTTTAGTTCTATTATTGGAAATATGAATAGCGCAATAGACAATTTTGTGCGTACTGGCAAGTTAAGTTTTTCTGATTTTGCGCGGTCAGTTATCCAAGATTTATTGGCAATTCAACTGAAGGCACAAGCCGCACAAATATTTAGTTCTGCTCAAGGCGGAATTTTTAAAATGGTTAAAGCCATGATGCCGGGCGGCGCAGTCAGCAGTTCATCCGTTGGCGAAGTTGGTTCGTTTGATATGTTTGGCGCAAAAGCAAGCGGCGGCACTGTGTCTGGCAACACGCCATATCTTGTTGGTGAAAATGGCCCTGAAATGTTTATTCCGGGCGCATCAGGCACGGTCATTCCAAACAACAATCTTGCCTCAAGTATGAATAATGGCGGTCAAACCATTAACTACAATGGCCCGTACATTGCAAACATGAGTGCCATTGACACCCAGACAGGCGTTCAATTCTTGGCGAAGAACAAGCAGACAATCTGGGCTTCGTACCAATCAGCAAATCGTTCAGTTCCAGTATCAAGGTAAAACATGGCAGTCCCAAATACATTTGCAACAGACACATCACCGATTCCATTGGCAGACTTGGATGCTAACTTTGCCTACTACGATGCGGCACTTAGCGCATCAGGTGCAAACTTGGTTTTTCAAGGATTGCAAGCCACTAAACAAACTGCGCCAACGATTGCAAGTGCAACAACGATTGCGCCTACAACATCTATTTTATTTGTGTCAGGTGTTACGCCTGTCGTTACCATTACTGCGCCAACGCCTATTTCATTAACAGGCGGTCAAATCACAATTATTCCAACTGGAATTTTTACAACTACTATTGCAGGAAATATTGCATTAGCTTCTACAGCAGTGGTTGGCAAAGCCTTGCTGATGACTTATGACGCAACAACTGCTAAATGGTATCCATCTTATTAAGGTCATGCCATGAGCTTGCAAACCATCTTATCTGTTGCTGAGACTGTCAGCATTCAAGACCACAAATTTGCTGGTCAAATGTTGTCGCGCAATATGCGTATCAGCACATCGGAGATTTTGACTGTTCAACCGTTTCAGTTCACCATTAAGCCGATGAACTATTTGCAGTACAGCACCAATCGCGGCGTGTTGTCTGCGCTTCGCACGGCTGACAGAATCACTGAGCAATACATCAATTTTGGCACAACTGGCTGGCTAAATTACATCAAGTACCAAGGCGATATGTCCAGCGTTCAAGCCAACGCAACAACGATTGAAGTTGGTACGACAGGCAAGAATATTATTCTTGGCACATTGCCAGCAATTAGTTCGGCTTTGTACATTGTCAAAACAGGCGATTTTATTCAAATTGACCGCTATGCTTACATTGCAACTG